TTCCACCAGATGCTTGAGTTGTAGCTCTAGATCTTTGAACCAATAATACTATTGCTCCAAATAATAGAACAACTGCAGCAACTAACATTACAGTTGGTATTTTTGCCGAAACTTCGTCGATACCATCAGTATAGTTACTAATCATATCATCAACAGCAGTTTGTTCAGTTGAACCTGCAGTTAATAGACCTGCTCCATTAAGAGTAGAAACGATAAGTAAACTTACGATAACTAGAATTACTAAGCCAGCAACACCACCAACAAGATTAGAAATTAATTGCCCTCTCTTGTCTTTCATCATGCTTTCCATTTTTATAAACCTCCTTTCAAGGATTGAATCATAGAAATATATACTTAATATTATATTTAAACCCTTGTTAACATTGTTACAACTATTTATCTCTAGAGAAAAACAACCAGCTAGCAAATAATATTGTGATTATTACATTAACAACTAATATCTCTAAGCTGATTAGGTTAGCACCATTAGCTAATATTAAGGCTACAACTGTAGAGCAGATAGAAGCTATAGTTGCCCATAGTGGTACATCTGCAGTTCCAGAGGTAAGCCTTTGTTTTCTATATCCTGTTATGAATACAAGTCCAAATATAAATACCAAAAGTGTAGGAAAGAAAACATTAACTTCTGTTGCTACTTCTGTAAGTACTTCATCAAATCCAGTACCATTCATTTCAGGAACATCATATGTTGACATTTTAATCGGGATTACCTCCTTTCCATACTTTCCAAACAAATAATGCAAATATTATAAATAGTGTTGATCCTATTATACCTATAACAGGATTGAATCTAGCATCTCCACCAAATATTGCTCTGAATGATACATCTAATATATTTTTAAATCCTCCAACAGTTTTAGATGCACTTATAGCTTTAAAGAATGAACCGGTAGTAGTTGTTTCTGATTCTCCTGTTATTGTACTTTCTTGGAATGCTGCAACTGAACCATTTGAATCTATAATATATTGTTCCGTATTACTATCTGAGTAATCCCTTATACTTTGGATATCTGGATCATCACCTATTGTGATATTTGCGTTATTATCCTCTGCAAATGTAACTGCGTAGTTTATTAGAGATATAGAGAATATAAACACCAATGCCACAGCGATAGTCATGTCTTTAAGTCCCATTATGCGTTCCTCCTGTTAGCTTTCCATAAGATAACTAATAAAGCAGTTATTAACCATAAGAATGCAGAACCATATCCTATGAATCCACTTTGATTTATTAATACTAGTCCGGCATTAACTACAGTCCCTATAATCATAAATGAAACAGTAACTACTGCACTTCCACTTAATCCTATCCCAAGTAATGTAACGAAACTAATTAATCCTAAAGTAACTGTGCTTGCACCATAGATATCTCTAGAATCTGAATTAAGATCTACTTTTATCTTACCAAGAGGATCTCCTGATTTATATAAGATACCCGTAGCAGTAGCATTTCCAAAACTAGAAGGAACATTACATGTTAAGGTTCCACTACTACTTGTAAGCTCATCAAAACAAACTTCAGTATTTCCAAAGTTATCATTTAATGTAACATTTAGAACCATAGATTGAGTAGTAGAATCATCAACTGAGAATATAGCACTAGCAACCCTAGTATCTTTATCATAATCCATAGTAAAAGTAACTCCTCTCGAAGAAGTATAACTATCTGGACCAACTGCAGCTGAAAAAGTATTTAGACTAATAGTACAATCTCCAGTTGCTGCATTATCACAAAAAGCCTTAACATTATCAAATGTTCCTAATATTTGTCCATCTTTTTTTACTACTAATGTGTAGATAACATCTCCTAATACAAAGTTGGCTAAAGTTTCCCCATTATCATCAAATGGTGGTTGTTCTACAGTTTTATAAACACCTTCAGATATATAATATCTTTGTAAATCTAGAATTGCTCGAGGAACCGGTAGGAAATTATCATCCTTAAATGTTATCTTAAATTCTTGTGCCACTGTTGTTGTAAGGTCGTATAATGTAATATTATTACTTAATGTTTGGTTACTTAAGCTATAATTTTGTATAGTGTAAAATTCAGATATATAAGATTCATTACCTTGATATCTTACAATACCTTCAATTAAAACTGGTGAATCAGATAAGTTTGTAGTAGTACATATTGCACTAGGATTTTCATTAGTTCTAGTATCATTAAAGTCTGCTATAAAGACTCCACTTTGTGAAGAGATAGTAAGATCAAATTCTATTGTGGTATTTTCTAAAGCAACCTGTGTAACCTCATCTACAATTGTAAAATTAAATACCACAGAATCATTTACTCCACAATCCCCGATTGCCAAAGGATTAACTGTTTGATTTGATTCCGTGGTATTGAATATGTCTGATCCGTGTGTTATTTCCCAAAATAAAGGTATTGTTCCTTCGTTGGTAGTTGTTAGTGTGGTTGTAAATGTTGCATCAACATCATTACCATTTTTAGTTGCATTATATTTAGTATTGTTATACCAAAAATTAGCAGTTAATGTTTGAGTACCATCTCCTGTAACATTTAATATGATAGTATCTTCTTGCCCTTCAAGGATAGGATTAGTAAAAGTTCTAGAATTTTCTAAAACCTTAAGATTATATTTTACTGTTTTAGAATTAAAACCAACATTTCCAAAACTATCATTAGCATAAACTAAATGTGTATAAGTTCCGTAAGGCAATGACCAAGTTGCATTATCTCCACAAGTTATAGTTACATTATCTGTATTATTAAAATACCAACAAGTATCTAAGTTTGTATCATTAACTGTCCAGTTTAATTCTATGTCTACAAGATTATCATCATCATAGTCAAAGCTAATGTTTGTAATTGGATAAGTAATATTTAGATTAGGACCAACAGTATCAACTTTCACAGTTCTATTTTCATCTGCAAATCCACAATCGCCATCACTATCACATGCTTGGCAAGTCCATAATGTATTTTCACTTATCTTTTCAGTAAAACTAACATTAACAATACTTTCATCTGCTACAGATAATCCGACAATATTCCATACTCTTCCTGCAGGGTCTCCTGCTATTGTTTCCCATGTTATCTTTCCAGTGTCAACAGGAGTTCCTAATCCATCATTATACGCATGTAAACATGTTGAAGAACAAGCAGCATTACAACAACCGTAAACCCTATAGTTTGTTTCTGCTTCTAGTTTTATTGTTGCATTTAATGTAGCAACATCTCCTGAGAATGCACCTGTTGCATAAGTAGTTGACCCGTCAGCACTTGTAACTTTCGTGTGTGTTACTGCAGAATTTGAAGACTTATATACTTTATTTATACTAGTATTCGATTCTCCATTACTAACATTTATTTGAGCCCAAGTAGCTTGTTCAGTATTAGTTCCTGCTAAGTTAAAACTATTATTCTCATCTACAAATTGAGAAGAATACTCTGCAATATCAAATATAGTACTATTTAATCCCCAAGTACCGGAGATATTATTCCATAAACTAATATTAACTATTGTTGCTCCTCCTTCTACGATAGTAGAACAATTAAATTCAACATTAGGATTTTCTGCTATAGAATTATTTGCTGGAGAATCTAAAAATACTTTTCCTTCTGTAAGATTTGTTGGACCCCAAATAGCCCATTCGGTTCCTTCTTGTCCATTCCAACTACCAATCCAGTCCACCACCTTATCAGGATCTTTTTCACCTTCAATCTTCCATTCATAAACAACACCATTACCTTTTTTACCTTCTAATATTTCACCATTGTATTCAACCCATTTATAACTTTCTCCAGATTCTACTTCGCTACATGTAGTTACCTGAGTTCCATTAACATTTTCAGGATTACATATAGTTTCATAATCTGTAGTTTCTTTCTTAATCATTACTTTATAACTTCTAATCTCAGTATCTTCCCTACTTCCATCTTCAAAGACTCTCTCAAATCTTACATTATCCATAAGAGTCTCGTCTTCGTAAAGAGTAGTAGTACCATAAGCAGTACAATATCTTCCACAATTTAAACCATCGTTATCTAAAAGCTCAACTTCTTTTAATTTATTAGCCCCAAAGTAATACCAAGGTCTATCAAATATCTCATAAGTTCCATAACAATTCTTGTACTGACCATAATGTAAGCCATTATTGTCTTTTATATCATCACAATAACTTTTATCGAATGTTGCAAAGTTATCAAAATCAAATTCATCTACTGCAGAGATCAAACTAATCATAAAGATTCCTAAGATAAATATAGTTATTATTTTTTTATTCATACTCCTTCTCCCGTTCCACTAAATATTATTAGCCCCCCAATGAAACCTATTAATGTTATTATTTGAGGCATATAAATAATTAACCATGATGTAAATTGCATGTCCTTTAACTCTAAGGCAATCTCATCATCTCCGTCTAAGAATTCTTCATATACATTACTAACATACATGGAAGATATAACAAAGATTAACATTAATAATATGTAAAAACCTATCAAGAAACCGTCTGGAGCAGCCCTAATTATTCCTGCAAAGATAATTAATCCTAATAAAGCAAACACTATAAGTATTCCAGAACCCCATTTGAACATTTGAACTGTTTCATTAACAGCCCCAATACTAAAATCGCTTGCTTGGGAAGCGTTAAAGTCTCCAATCATACCTAATTCAGAAGTAACATCATTTAATGTTCTAGTAGTGTAAGTAGTTATCCCACTAGATAATGCTATAATCAAACCACCCGCTATTACTGCAAATACTAATATTGCAAATACTATTAATGCTCCTGCTTGACCTTTATTATTCATATTATCCTCCTTGGTTTATTCTCAAGCTCTGCTTCAGCTAATCTAAGTCCGTTTGTGTTTAATAACATCCTAGTTAGTTCTCTATCACTTAGCTTTCTAGGATCTTTTTCTAAACCATTAGCTAATCTTTTACATCTTGCGTTAGCTAGGAATTTCTTGAAATTTGGGTCTGCCCTTATTAATTCTGATTTTTTTACCATTACATTAAACCTCTCTCGATATATCTTTTCATTTTTTTATCTTGGAAAGCTTTAACAACTATCCACCATAACATTATTGGGGTACCGATCATAAGAGTAAACATTAAGAATCTAAATAATACTTCAAAGATTGTTGCAACTAAAGAAGTCCCTAAGAATGCAACAGAAACATTCCAAGCAAGAAAGGACATCATAGTTAATAATCCCCAACAAATTATGCCCACAATATATCTAACATATTTTAACCAATTTACATCTATTAACTTGCCTTCGAAATCTTTAGGGTCTTCAGAAGGTAATGCATTGAAACCCATTACACCAAAAACGAATAGTATTAATAATATAATCATTACTCCAACATAAAATATAGATCTAGCCTGATCAAACTCCTGCCCAACACCATTTATATCAAAATTATATGCCCAAACTGTATCTTCACCACTAGAATCACCAACACCATTTACAGTATAGGTTCCAATGGCTTGAGTATAATTAGAATTTAAAGTATAAGTAAACTGAGAACCACTTTGGCTCATAGAAATAGGGTAAGAAACACCTACATTTGTTCCATTCGGGAATACAATACTAGTAATATTGTTGTAAGTGCAGTCTCCGCACAACTGTTTTAGTTCTAAATCTTGATTAGAAGGATAGATTCCAAGAGAAATAAAGGAGGCATGAACAAAGGTAACCAAAGTTAACATTAAAAAGATAGACAATAGTATTCGTTTTTTCATCCCTTTTAATAACATTTTATAATGTTTCTAAGGATTCATACTATATATATGTTTCTATTGTGTAACAATGTTAACTATAGGCAAGTTCCTAAGCAAGTTGCCCCACCATCATAACAAATACATCCGGTAACATTTAAGTTTCCCCTAACTTCTAAATTTCCTCTTGCTTCCAAATCACCATCTCTTCTAATAACAAAATTAGCTACATTTGATTCGTTCCTTATTGCATAAGAACCATCTGTACTTATAAATTGTTCCCAATATGTATTGGTTTTTGTTGAGCCACTCACTCTCTCAAATCTTATTGCAGGGAATCCATCTCCACTATATTCTATTTCTAATAATCTTCCAGGATCTAAAGCACTATTTGCTTGTGTTCCTATACCAACACTTCCAGAAGTACCTTCTGCAAGAGTTATATTTCCATCAGCATCTATTTCAATATCATCGTCTCCTGTTGAACTTCTACCAATTAATAGACTTGCATCACTATCATTAGTTGACAATCTCCATAAACCAAATATTCCAGCACCATTCTCTACACCCATCAAATTCTGTTGACCCCCTTGTCCTGTTAAAATCATATCACCTGTTGTTCCTCCATCTACATGGAATTGGTAATCTGGGTCTGTTGTTCCTATACCTACATTTCCACTGTCTAATATGCCTATGAAGGGATCACTATTATATCTGATAAAGAAATCATCCCCACTGTTTTCTCCAATTTGCCAAGCATTAGTTGCGGAAGTGTGTTTAAATTCTATTTGTCTTGAATCATCATCTTCAATTGAAAGCCTATATGTTGGTGCTTGAACTCCTAAACCTATATCTCCCTCTTTATCCATAACAAAATACTCTTCTGGGAAGATAGTAGAGTCTGAGGCTGCAAGTCTAAACTCATTTCCATTACTAAACATTTTAAATGCACTTCCAGCACTTGTATCATTTAATTCAATACCGGGATTTGGACCTTCAATATCTAAATCCCAATTTGGACTATTTGTTCCTATACCTACATTTCCATCTTGACTTAAAACCAATTGATTTAAGTTAACACCGCTTGTGCTATAAGTTATAAGTTCGAGTTTAGCTGGAACATCATCACTATCTGCTGCACCTACTTGCGTTACTTTTATTGAAGCACCATTATCAAAAGTACTTCCAGAGTTTACGCCTTGAAATAATATTTGACCTAAAATATCACCATCATCAGTTTCAGCTTTAGTTCCAATAGTATCACTATCTGATTTTCTAAAAGAAAATCTAGCTTGTCCTGTTCCATCATCATAAGAATCAATATTAAATGTATTTGTTGTATCTGAAACTGCTGTGTGTAAAACAGATTCTGGACTTGATGTTCCGATACCGACTCTTCCACTACTATCCATAATCATAACATCCTCATTTCCATTTGTTCCTGTAGAAAATAGTATAGCTCCTTCATTATCTGCACCATCACGAATACCTGAAATTTTACCTAACTGTGTTTCAGTCCCACTATTGTCTTCCATTAAGAAAGTAAATGCTGGACCAAAACCATCGGAAGCTGAACCTGTTGAGTTTAACTTTAACCTCATAGAAGTTCTTTCTTCTGTAGTTAAGGCAGTATCCCTAACTATCTTTAAGAAATCATCAGCTTGAATATGTACATCAGATTGAGGTGCATCAGTTCCTAATCCAATATCTCCATCGCCTTCTATTCTCATAACTTCTTGTGTGTTTGTTAAGAATCTCATATAATCATCAGCATGATTATATTCTACTCTTCCCACATCATTATCATTATTGTCTCCAAAATATATTTTACTCCATCCAGCATCATCGCCTTCTAAATAAAATATTGCAGAATGTCCTGCATCTTCTGCAGATTTTAATCTTAATGTTGAATGAGTTGAATCATCTTCTATATCTAGATGATAATCAGGACTTGCAGTTCCTATACCTACCTTGCTATCGCTTAAAACTAGATCAGTAGTTTCTTTTGTATAAATAAACAATTTATCGTTATCTACTCTAAATGCACCCATTCCATCATTATTAGAAACATTTATCTCTGCTTGAGTTAATGAATCTTCAAAAATCTCTAGCTTACTTGAAGGACTTGAACTACCTATACCTACATTTCCACTGTCATCAAACCAAACTTTACTATCCCCATTATATTGGAAGAACATTGAACTTGGAGTTCCACCTGTGTTTATTCTCCAAGTCTCTCCCTCCCCAGTATCATTGAAACTTAATGCAGGTCCATCATCACTTTCTAATACCATTACATCTACTCCACTGTCATCTTTTACATGTAGTTTCATAAGAGGATCCGTTGTTCCTATTGCAACAGATCCCTCATTATAATAAATATCTCCACTATTATTCTTCCAGAAACTATTGTTTGCAACTTGTTCATCTGTATATTCATTTGAAGGTTGTGTTTGATTATACCAGTATTCGCTTCCACTTATATCACTAGGCGTGTCTAAATCATCCCAGAAATCAGAACTATTTGCATCATCGGAATAAGTTGCATTAGTACAGAATACTGAACTGTTTACATTAAGTTTTGCTTCATTTATAGCTAGTAAGAAATCTGAAGGAACGTAACCTTGTAAGAATTGTGAATTATTAACGTTTAGTTTAGTTAAGTTTTCTGATGTTGAAAGACCATCTACTGCAAATTTATTATAACCATACAAGGGAAATGTTCTGTATGAAGCACTAACTAAAGAAACCGATCCAAATACGATCATAATACTTATTAATGTAATTAAATACCATTTCATCTTCTTAGCCAATTCATTGGATTGACTGGTTTATTTTGTTGCATTTGCATTCCGCCAACATTCTCTGAAATATTCCAGTGTTTTCTCAATGAGTCTCTTTCTTTCCCACCCAATGCACGAAGATAAACATCATGCACAGCGTCTTGTATTTCTCTAACTACCATAGAATACATCTTTCTTTTATCAGCAGTATCAAATCCCATCTCCCTATATTTCATAAATATTAAATCTGTCAGTTCTATTGAAAAATCTTCCATCTTTACATTGATTGTGTCTTCATCATAATTAGAAAGAAGTTTGTTTTTTGTTAGATAAAAGTTAACTATCTTCATAATTAACCTAACACCATAATCATTGAGTGGTCTCATAGTATCATCTGTTGGTTCATCCCAATACTCATTACCTTCCTTATCAATCTTTATTATCTTTCCACGTAATAGATTTTCTATCCTTTGTATTTCGGAACTTAGATCTAATTGATCTTGAACCATTCCTTTTTCTTGTTCTTCTAACATTGCTCCTTGAGTATAATTCTGCATCCCCGTAGCTGAAGTTTGTGCCTTAGCAGCTGCTATTTGTGATTCTATTTGTTCTAAATAAGCGGCTTCTTCTGGATTCATCTCTTTTTCCTCCTTGCTTTTTGTATTGTAGAAATTTCTGAAGGCGTATCTAATCTAAATTCTTTTCTTTCTACAAATGTAAATGGTTGTCTTCTTTTCTTTTTAAAACCTTTGGGTGTGAATCCTCGTCCACTTATTCTACCTTCTGGAATTACTCTGAAGGTTGCAGCTATATCTCTTCCAGTTCTAGTAGCACCTAAGGATATTCCTTGTCCTAGTGTTGTTGTTCTTCCTACTGTCGTAAATCTTCCACCCCTTTTTATTTGAATTATTGTCGATGATTTCTTTTTAGGAGTTTTAGCTTTTCCGAAGAATAAACTTGGAAGAACTATTGGTGTTTTGGGAACTTTAGGTTTGGGAATTTTAGGAGTTGAGATAGATAGGGGGAATCTAGTAGAAACTTGAGGGCTTATTGTTCTAGGAACTTGGGCACTTGGCTGAGATAATCTTGGGATTTGTAAAGTTCTTTGTTGACTTTTAGAAGTTTGAGATACCTTGGATTCAGTACTTGATTTAATTTTTATTGAAGGAACTGTTAGGGGAGTAAATATTTGAAGATCTCTTGTTCTTTCGATAGGTTTAATCGTGGTATCTTCTATTTGTTTTCCTATTCCTGAAATTCCAGTTAATGTTCCTGCTCCTTTTAATGTAGAAGGAACACCTCTAGGAAATAATAAATCTATTGCTATTGTTAGTTCTCTCTCAGATTTTATATTACCTATATTAACTGGGGTTCTTCTTGGTGGAGGAGTTCCTAACCTTATAGGAAAGGCTCCTTTTTCCTGACCTATTTGGAATATCTTTTGAGCTTTTTGTAATATTATTTTCTTTTGCTCTATGGTTTTAGCTTGTTTTAATTGTGTCTTCAATGAGTCTCTAAATTTAGTTAGTGCCTCTCTTTGTTTTACAGGATCCTTTGCTACATCTTCAAAAACCCTTCCAACATCTTCTGCACTTATATCTCCTTTCTTTATTTTCTTTTTAACTGCTTTTTTAACCACTGATGTTTGTCTTCCAACTTGCGCAGTACCTGTTGCAAATACTGGTTCAAATAATGCTCCTACAACAATGGAACCTACAGCTTTCTCTGCTTCGGAAGTGGATATTACATCGGCATATAGGTTTTCTTTTATTTTTCCCTCAGGGATTAGTGGCTCTATTTTCTCAGCTATAAACCCTGATGCTTTTACGATAGGTTTTCCAGCTAATTTAAATAAGTTTATACCTTTTTCTTGTTTTTTCTTAGGAAGGACTCCAGAACCTCCAGCAGCTTGGGGTCTTATTTCTTGAACTACTCCTTGTTGAGTATCTTCTTGTTTAATCTCTGTTTCTGGAGTTTCTTTTCCAATAATGCCTCTCTGTCTAAAACCAGCTTCTACTTTTAAAAGTTCTTCAGCAGAATCAAACCCTCTCTTTTTAGCTTCGATTGAAGCAGTTGCACCTGCAGATAAACTCCTTCTTATCTGGGGAGCAGACAAACCACTGAAACCAAACTGCCTTATTGCAGCAAATGCTCTTTGGGCTTCAGGGTTATTTGCCAACTCCGCACTCCTTTTTCCCTGCGACTTTAAATTAAAATGTCTTACTGCAGCTTCTACTGCAGATCTAGAAAATGATTTATTACCTATTGTTACTTTTTGGGGCTGTGCTTGTTCTTCAATTTGTGCCTGCTTTTCTCTTTCTCTTCTGTCTAATTCTTCTCTTGCTGCTCTTATTTGTCTTTGTCTTGTCCTAACATCAACACCGGCTCCAGTTCTTCTTCTAGGTATTTGTCTTGCAGCAACACCCTCAACAGTTTCCTCCCGTTTAGGAGTTACTCCAAACCTAGATCTTGTAACCATATGTTAACTATGTAACTATACTATATATAACTTTCGATTTGTGAAATCTTATAAACTTTGATTTGTTATATATTTTATGGCTTATAATGATAATTTTGAAGGTAATGTCTCTGAGTGGAATGAAGCATTATATAAGATGAAGAGATTACATGAAATACAAGAAGAGATTAATAAGGTCAGTATAAATCCTTTAGTAAAACATTATCTTCATCCAATGTATAATTACCAAGTTTGGTTCCAACTTATAGGTAAACTTTATGGAGAAGGTCATGCTAAATATAAGGATCCAGAAAGAGAAGAGATAGATCGTTATAAAAATACAATAGAAATGTTAATGGAATATTTCCCAGTACATAAAAATATTTCAGTATCTGGATGGGATGGTCATAGTAAAAAAGCTAAATTCAATAAAGAGAACTGGGAAAAAATAAAAAAGCTAATGGAAATAATGGAATTGAAAGTTAAATTCTATAACGATATCCATGGTCTAAGTACAAAGAATGCCGAGAGTATGGATGGAAGAAGTATCTTGAGATGATAATTGATCTAAAAGCAGATGAGCCTCCTTGGTTAATTCCTTTAATCGTTACTACATTGACTACTTTAGTATTAATCTTTTTAGTAAATTATATAAACTGGGATTTACTGATAAACCTGTGGGGCAAATAATGGCTTCCTGTCTAAAATCAGGTACGGCACCCCACACATATTTTTGTCACTACAAAGTTAAAAGAAACATATATAAAGGTTTTTTTATTTACTAGATAAGCTTTTGACGAAAGTTAAAAGGAGGAAATAAAGAATGAAGGATAAAAGAATAATAATTGAAAAAGCTAAGTACTACTTATCTAAAGATCTAGATGTACACATAACTTTAGACAATGGGTTTTTCTATAATGGGAAAATCTTAGAGATAAATGATGAAAGAATAATTCTATTAGATATTAAGGTTGGTGAGGTTTATATTTCTTTATTTGAAGTTAATTCTATTGAACCATTTAGGGAGAGGGAGGTTAAGAAATGATAGGAACTTGTTGGGTAATTCATAGAACAAGAAATAAGATTCCTAATTCTAAGTCTCAATCATCTATTAAAAAAGAACTCGTTGGGGAGAGGGGGAAGGTGTGTTATATTTGTTCTAAAGAAGTACCCTATATAGAATTAGAACATAAAATTCCAGTGTGTGTCGGTGGCAGCATAGTTGATAAAAATAATTTAGACCTTATATGTTTAAATTGTCATAGGAAAAAAACAGGGATAGATAAAAGAATATTTAATTTATTTAAAAAGTTAGGTTTAATAATTGATGAAAAAGTAAATACTGTTTCATTTATAAAACCAGAAAAACTTATCGAAAAATACAAAGAATTCTATAATATCCTTATTTCTATAAATGATGTAAGAGAAAGTTATGAGGGATGGGATGATTATGATACTAACAAGTTAGAAATAGAAAAGAAAATGCAAGCATTACATGAATCTGAACAAAAACAAGAGGCTCTAAAAGATATAGAATATTTAGATAATAATTATTCATATAAGGTAATGAAAAGATATATTCTTGAAAACTATTCTGAAAATAAGAGTTTGAAATTTTTTATTAATAGAAATTTTAAAGTCGTTGGGAAAGTTACTAATAGAATAGAAGATGGAATTATAGAATTTCCATTAATAGAAAAAGTAAGTAGGGTTACTTTAGACAATGGGTTGCCATCAAAAGAATCTAGATTAGTATTGTTTGGAGATAAAACCCCAAAAGGATTTGAAGTAGAGGATTCATTAAATCATAAATTTCATCTTTATAGGATGGTTTCAAAAGTGGAAGATCATTTAGAAGTCTATATGATTTTATCTGAAAAGCCATTAGATTTTGAAGAATATCAAATAGAGGGGATGATGCTCCAAATGGAAGATATGACTGAGGTAAGCAAGCATACTAAGATATTTAAAAAGTGTCATCTTGTGTTTGTTAATGAAGCAAAATCCTCTAAAAAAGAATATAAAGATGTGGATGAGTTCATGGAAGACATTAAGGAATTAGATATAGATGAAGATGATTTCTATAAAAACTTCTTATCTGTAACACTAGGGGAAAAGAAATTATATTTCCAACACCCTAGATATTTTGAAAGATTGATGGGTGCATTTTATTTATCAGGAAGACATGATAGTTCTCCCTACCCATTACATTTATTAATAATTGGAAATCAAGGTGGTGGAAAATCTAAAGCAATGGAGGCAATCTATGAACATTTGGATGAACAAGTTCCAATAGTGGAAGGAAGTGGAAGTACTATGAAAAGTTTGATTCCTAGTTTTAAGGGAGATCTAACAAAACCGGGAGCATTAATTGAAAGCAATAGATTAGCATTTGTAGATGAGTTTTTTAGAATACTTATGAGAGTTGATAAGGAGGATAGGCAAGATACATTAACACATCTTAATCCATTATTAGAACATAAGAATAGAAGATTTGGATCTGGAAATAACTTCTTAGATGCAAAGATGACTTCTAAATTATTATCAGTTACTAATCCTGTTTTTGGAACTTCAACAATGGATTCATTAGCCCATAAGATGGATAATAGTTTTCTTTCTAGAATTATGATATGGTACCAAGATGAAGAGCATTATAATGAAGTTACTAGCAAGACAGAAGATATGTTAAAAGAAATAGATATTAAAATAGATTCTAATATGTGGAAATCTATATTTGATTATTGTAATAGTTTTAAGGCAAAATTTGATAAGGATAAATATATGGAAATTTACTCAAAGGGAAAGACTAAGATTATCCATTTGAGACCAGAATCTCAAGATATTTATTCTTCAAGATACAAACACCATCTTTCCTGCTTATTAGATGGGATAATAAAATTAAGATGTATTGTAGAAAAAGATAAGAGTTTTGAAGCTAAAGAATGTGATTATGAGAACTGTCAGGAAATATGGTTTAGGATGTTGGATGGCTGGAAGATAGGTATCGAAAATACGAGATTTCAGATTAGAGAAGGGAGGTTCACAGACTAGATGACACCTTCATTTCCACTGGAGAATGGGGTGAGGATTTTAAGGAGAGGGGTTACCCCCCCTAACTCCACTGGAAATGAAACACTAAATTTTTAGGATTATTTTAATAAAAAATCTGTCATCATTAAAAAATTACAACAACAAAACGAAACCTTTATAAACTATACTTTACTATAATAACCATGAAAAAGATAATAAAAAGATACGGACATTCAAATATTATCATATTGAACTCCGATGATATGAAAATATACGGATTGAAGATAGGAGATGTAGTTGAAATACATCTTAGAAAAGATAATATTCAAGAGAACTCTGAAAGCACAGGTGATAAATGCGCAGACCCTGATGATGCGGAGTTCTCTTCATTATCTAAAAAAACGGATGAAAACATATCCGAAATATGCAAACAACAAAATGAAACAATTTAAATGCACAAACAAAACATGCAACAACGTAATTGAAGAAAGAGACAATATAATAGTTGTACAATGTAATTGCGGTTATCCAATGGAGGAGAAAAACTAATAAAATGAATAGACAACTTATAACAGATGAAGAAACTATAAAGAAAGGAATAGAAATGGGAATAATAGAAGGCAGAAAAGAAAGAGAAGATGAAATAATTGAGATTATTAAAGAATTGAAATGGGATTTAAAGACTGATATTACTAAAGAGCAAATAGATTATTTAATTAAACAAATCAAGGAGAAAGAACAATGAAAACACTAAAAGAACTACAAAAACAAAAAGCTGAAATAGAAAAACAAAAAGCTGAAATAGAAAAACAAATTCAACAATTAAAAAACCAACCAAAAGGAGGATGGTATGAATATAAAAAAGGATGGGAGATAACTACTAAACAACAATTTAATAATAAAACATATCCAGAGATTTTAGAAATAGTTAAAGAGTCTGAAATAGCAGATTATAATTTACTTCAAAAGCTAAGAAATAAAGGATTAAAATTCTTAAAAGATTTTTGGGTATTTGTTCCTAATCAAGATAAGATTTCTAAAGAGAATGAATATGTCGCTTGGTTCGATGCGCTTTCAGTCAGGGCTTTCCTCGGCTGTGGCAGGCTTCCTGGCTATCGTTATGACTCTCTCGGGGTGTTTTTAATAAGAAAAAAGGAGAAAGAACAAGTCAAGGAGCAAAAACAATGAAAATACTAAACTTATATGCAGGTATTGGAGGGAATAGAAAACTCTGGGGAGATGAACATGAAATAACTGCTGTAGAGATAGATGAAGAAATTGCAGGAGTATACAGATCATTCTTTCCAAAAGATAAAGTGGTAGTTGGTGATGCTCATCAATATCTATTAGACCATTATAAAGAGTTTGATTTTATTTGGAGTAGCCCTCCTTGTCCTTCACATTCAAGAATAAGGCAGTTTTCTGCAGTAGCAAGAGGGCAAAACAAACCTATTTACCCAGATATGACATTATATCAAGAGATTATTTTTTTAATGTATAACTTCGCAGGGAAATGGGTTGTAGAAAATGTTATTAGTTATTATGAACCTTTAATAAAACCAAAAAAAATTGCATCTCATTTTTGGTGGAGTAATTTTCAGATACCTAATTTTGAAATGAAAACAAGAAAACACAATGCAAAAATAAAAGAATTAGCAGAGCATAAAGGTTTTAATTTAGATAAATTAAAAGGATTAGACAAAAGAAAAGTGCTAAGAAATTGTGTTGAACCAGAATTAGCAAAACATATATTAGAAGAATTAAAAAAACAAATCAAAGAGGAGAAGAATTGATATGAAAATAAATAAAGAAGATTTTATTAAAATGGGCAGAAAAGAAAGAGAAGCTGAAATAATTGAGATAATTGAAGATTGTATTAAAAAAGAAAAAGGCTGTATGAAAGAAGATATACATGCAGAACAAATATTTGAACATCATTTTGCAATAGAAGCTATGGAAATAGTTTTAAATAAAATAAAGGAGAAAGAACAATGAATAAAAAGAAAATAAAGAAAATAAAAATATCTTTAGATGTGGAAAAGTTAAAGCTTCTTATTACTTTTATTTGTTGTACAGCTGGCGTTATCTTTATTGGAATGGTATTCTATGAATTTCTTATTCCAGCCATAATCAGTATGCTTAATGCATTATTAGTTTTAGTAGATATGTGGAAATCTACTGACGATATTCATATAAGATTCTTTGGAGGATTAATTTGGTTATATATAGGAATTAGAATCTGGGTTTTGATTGTTGAATTTCTAATCAAACTAGTATTGATTTGCGGAAAGGGATTCGGAAAGGTTATCAACCAAATAAAGGAGAAAGAACAATGAAAATAAAACAACATGCAAAATCTATGAATAAAGTATATGACTTAGATGCAGATCTTAATCCTGAATGGGAAATGATCTCAGATAAAGAACTAAACGAATACTATATGAAGTGTGAAGAAGAATATAATGCTGAAATTAAATCACAGGAGGATAAACATACAATGGCAAACCTAAAAGAAACTGCACAGGCATACGAGCCACCGCAAACTCTAAATATTGCTGACTTGGAAGTAGTATCTACTGACCTTGATGTCCAGATAAAGTCTGGGACTAATAAGGAAGGAGAAGACTTTGAGTATAATGTAGTAGAAGTAGAAGGCAAACAATATAGAATACCAAATTCTGTATTAACTGAACTTAAGACTATACTTGAAGAAAAACCTGACTTACAGAAGTTTAGAGTAAAAAAGTCTGGACAAGGATTACAAACAAGGTACACAGTAGTACCTCTAGTATAATAGTCTTTGCAAAATCAAGACACGGGGAGGGAACGTTCTTAACAACTTATTGACTCATTTTCACCCCTCCCCAAATCATACTCACGCTTGTGAGGGGGCGTTTCATACACCATAAGTAGGAGGGAAATGGTTTTAATTACCTCTTTTAACCAGCCCTCCTTCCCTAATAAACAAGAATCACAAAACAAAATACAATGAAAACAAAACAACAACAACAAATCTGTACAAGAATTATAAATGAAAATATAAAAAGAGTTATGGCAAATGAATCATTGACTATATCTCTAAGAGAATTAAAATGTGATTGTAGATTTATGGATTTTTATAATCATTGGTGCGACGTAAAGTTTGGTTCTAGAAATAAACAGTACTATCAAAAACCAGAAGTAAAAGCTAGGATTAAGGAATACCATCAAAAACCAGAAGTAAAAGCTAAGGTTAAAGAATACAAGAAACAATACTATCAAAGTAGGAAGCAAAAAACAAAATGAAAACAATAAACAAAATAATAATAATAGCTGCATTAATATTAATGATATTAGTAAGTATAATAATATTAAATCAACCACAGATGAATGTGGTTGTTGAAGATATACCTAGAACAATAATTAATATTAAACCAAATTGGACAAAATGAATACAAGAAAACAATTAGAAGAAAAAATAGAATGGCATCTTAATAACATGCGTTATGAAGATCCAGACTCTGATAAATACGAACTATCTCAATCAATAGTTAAATCTCTTTGTAGAGACTATCTTAAATTAACTGGAACACATTATAGAAAAAATGAAAGGAGGCTTAATGAAGAATGAAAAAATACAAAGTTGAAATAACAGGCATCACTCCTTTGTTACATAATAAACCAGAAGAATATGGTTTTGATGTACAATGGGTAGAGAAACAAGCATCAACAGATTATGAGCAAGAAGCTCTTAAAAAGTTGTATGTTGATTCAGATGGAAAAATCTATCAACCAGCTACGCACATAGATAGGGCTTTAATTGAGGCAGGAAAAAAGATTAAAGTTAAAGGGCAAGGTAAGGCAACTTACTCAAAACTATTTGGAAGCATGGTAAGTGTTGAAGAATTTGAAATTGTACACCAGAAACAAGATTATGAGATTCATAAATGTCTTGTAGTAATTCCTTCAACTAAAGGAAGAATAATGAGATATAGACCAATGTTTAAAGATTGGGTTTTAGAATTTCATGTACAAGGAGAAGAAGAAATACCTGCAGATGTTATTAAAGAAGCATTTGAGATAGCAGGTAAATATGTGGGAATTGGAGATTGGAGACCTGAAAAGAAAGGTAAATTTGGAAAATTCCAAGTCACAAAATTCCAAGAAGTTAAATAAATTATTCACAGAGGGCATTAATTATTAGCCCTCTTTTCATATTCAAGGTTTGGCAGGGCATGGCAGGGCATGGCGAGGCGAGGCGTGGCGAGGCAAGGCAAGGCAAGGTACATCACAAATCATACCTCATATTCATTCTTCATGAATGATGCCTCAAGGTTAGGCTCGGCGAGGCATGGCAGGGCCTGGCAGGGCATGGCGAGGCGAGGCGAGGCCGGGCAAGGCAGGGCATGGCGAGGCAAGGCAAGGAAGTTATCCTTTTTTCAAAAGGAAAAAGCTTAAAATAAACAAAAACAAACAATTAACAGGAAAACATTACAGAAGAAAATGAAACTACATGAATTAATGGCATACCACAGACATAGAAAAGCATCACTCTTTCTACAAGATGTTTTAGAAAGACCAGAAACTTATGCTCCCGGAATAAGACAGAGAGCCATAGATGAATTTACAGAAGCCACGGATAGTTATGATAAGATATTAAATACAGTGGAGGTAGATGAAAGATGATGGAAGATATTATAATGATCTTTACAGGTTTTATGATAGGTTTTGCTACAGCTAAATGGACGGAGATAAAACATTATTAAAATGGTAAAAGTAACAGACAAAGAATATTATTTAGATGGCTTTGCAAAACAAATAGGAGACCAAATAAGTAAAAGAGTAACTACAAGAAAACAAGACATCTTAGTTATCTTCAATGGACCTGAAGGTAGTGGTAAAACTAATGCTTCTTTTGCCATGGCATATTATGTTGCGTGGAAAACAGGAAGAAAGTTTGATCATAATAATGTCTTCTTTAATTTAGATGACATGATTAAGTTTGCAGGGAACAATGAAGACAAAATAATAGTTTGGGATGAAGCAGCACTAGGTGGACTTGCTTCTGATTGGACAAATGCTGCCCAGCGTAAGTTAAAAGCAATGCTAATGGTGTGTAGAAAGAAGAGGCATGTTTTCTTTTTTAATGTTCCTAGATTCTATAGATTATCTCCAGACATTATAGAACGTGCATTGTGTATGTTTCATATCTATGAAAATAAGGAGGAAGTGCCCGGTAACTTTATGTTCTATGGTAGGGATGCCCTAGAAGTGCTGTATATCAACTGGAAGGCTAGAAAATACGCTCAATATTGGAAGTTTAAGAAGGTACATGGTCACTTTACATATGTCATACCACAGATATTAGATGAAGACAAGTATGAGGCGGCAAAAGATAAGGCTATAATGGACTTAGCTAATGATAAGAAGGAAGAGAAGCCAAAAGAAGACAAAAGACTCCTTGCTTTAATTAATTTTTATAATCATTTTAGGCGTGAAGGGATCACTAACAAGAAATTATGCGAAATAGCATCTGTAGATGATTCTACCCTTAGGAAATGGGGGGTTTTGGTTGGGAAACAGGTTAAACTAAATAAAAACTCATTAGATTTGGATAGTACAGACTCTGAGGGGGCAGAATAGGTATTTAGAGCCTGTACTGTCCAAATTTGGCTATTTCAGCCATTATTATAACAAAATGCCAATGCCAAGACCTTGTGATAGATGTGGAAAAAGATTTCAACCAGTGACTAGATATAATAAGCTGTGCTGGAAATGCAGAGCTGATGCACAAAAGATAGCTAGTATTAGTAGGGCTATGAAAAGAAAAGTTACTTTAAAGAAGTACCTCTGATATCTGTACCATTAAATTGAAAGAATAAATCTCCTACATGTATGGAACCATATGTCCTAGTCTTATAGTGGTCTTCATATTGCTTAGCTCCAAACGTTAATGGACTTGCATAACATTCATCTTGCATGCTAAAATATTCTCCTATAATATAACCTGCCGCAATAATCATTATACAAATAATGCAAAGTGATATCCATTCGTCTCGGTTCATTGTATTCCAGAACTTGCACAAACCTTATCTGCATTACCCAATACTTGTTGAGCAAGTTGCATTGCTTTCTCAGAAGCAGCTGCAGCAGTTTGATTAGCTGATGCGACATCTCCAAATTTATCTATTAAGAACCACATACCAAATAACATTATAATAAGAAATATAGCATTCATTATAATTGTACCATATTTCTCAAAAGCATTTTGTTTCTTATATCTATCTTGAATATTTTTTCTTATAGCTACATGCATATATCTCATATCTCTATCAATAGGTTCAATATCTAACTCACCCTGTTTAGCATCTAAATCTCCTAAAGTAATATTATACCAATATCCATCCTGACCTATAGCAAACCAGAAAGTATTATTATCCATCTTTCTACCATATGCAGTTCGATAACACTTAGATCTCTTTAGCCAAAGTATCTGTTCACCACCATCACCTACCTTAACTATCTTTGCAGTATCTTTTATTGTTCTTGTATATCTCTTTCCTCCAAGATTTTCATATACTTCAATTTTATATTTATACTTTCTATGGTCTAAATATACAAATGCAAAAATACCTATTGTTGCAAGTATAACTATTATAAGAAAAGTTGTTAATAATGAACCACCCACATCTGGCATTGCAGGTAATGCAAATCCTCCAATTCCTAAATCATCAGTTATTGCCATGTCTATCTTTTCCCTCCTTTGGATGTGATTTATATAAATGATCTAAATAACACATCTCATGTATTATCACATTTTTGTTATCTAATTTGTCTACTTTTATGGGACACTTATTCCATGGATATACTGGTCTTCCACACATAATACATTTCTTAAATAAAACGGGCGTTTTTAGGTTAACCTTTTTGATAGGATTTTTATGTGTAATCTTATTCATTTTTAGGTACCCCCTTTTTTGGTCTACCAAGTTTAACACCCCTTGCCTTTAATTTGGCTAAGCCTGCCTTTGTTCTTTCTGATATCTTTCTCTTTTCTTCTGCTGCAACCCAAGCAAAGATAGCTATTAGAAGCTCTGCGACGCCCTCCTGTGAAGTATCTAACCAAGACTCTTGCAAACTCTTTAATCCAGTTTTATATTGCTTAAGCTGCCTTATATAGCTTAAAGTGTTAGTCATACCTTCTCTTGAGAATCTATCTAATGCCCAAACAAGAATTAAGTCAAAATGCCTTTGTCTTACCTCAGATAACATATTCTGAAACTCTGGTCTATTAGCACTTCCACCAGAAGCCCTATCAACAAATTCCTTTTTAATCTCCCAGTCCATAGCATTACAGAATTTTCTTAAAGGTTCCAATTGGTTCATTGGATCTTGTAATTTTCCATCAGATGAAGCTTCATCTTTAGAAACTCTTGCATAAATAGCTACCTTCATATTTAGTATAAGAAAGGTACCTTTTTAAGCTTTCGTAGAATTATTTTAAAGAAATAGGTCCCCTACATCTCCACTTCTTCCTACTTAACCTTAGGGGAGAATTAGGGTTGCTAGCAGACTTAGGATACTTCTTCATTTGTCCTAAACTTCTAGCACAGTAAGAATCACCTCTACTTGTGCCGGGAGCAATCTTATAACCCTTTGCCCCGTAGCATATTGTTTTATCTCCAACTTTCTTCATATATTTTTTGTTTTTACATTTCATTTTTGATTATAAATAAAAAAGATAGGAAAATTTTTACTCTCCCATGGTCCTCGCTTGCGCGGTGTTCAACATGGGCAACCTATCTTTGCGTATTAGACATCTACTTAAAGAGTTCCACCAGATGCTTGAGTTGTAGCTCTAGATCTTTGAACCAATAATACTATTGCTCCAAATAATAGAACAACTGCAGCAACTAACATTACAGTTGGTA